CATTGATAAGACTAGCGAGAAATGCCATCCCACCGATTCGATCAAATTCGCCTATTGAGTCAAGTGCTGATTTAACTGATACGGGGTCGATTGGTTCTCCCCTGTCCGACAAATCTTCCATGATTCCAAAGACGATGCCATGTGATAGTTTGTAAAAACTTTCTTTTGAGAGGTGCTCTGAAGCAATTAGGATTTTATCTGGATCGACAAAAATTGATCCGATTACAGCTTGTTCAGCAAGAATATCGTGAGGCAGGATTGTGTTATTTTCTGCCATAAACTAGCTCCTATCTACGATATCCAAAACGCATTGCTTCTCGTGCTTCTTGGATGCGTTGCTGTTCAGCAATCATCTTTTTCAATTCTCGTTTTGATTCTTTGCATCGCTCGCTAATTGAGCTGATGATGATCATTTGAAATAGGACCACGATGATTAATACTCCGACTAAGATTTCTGCTAACATTTTTATTCCTCCAATATTCTTTTATAAAAATAATTCCTGTGTTATAATTAAGTTATAGTTCTTTCAAAGCGCCTTTTTCAAAGGGTGCTTTTTATTTTTGTAGTGTTCGACAGAATCGCTGAACATCTTCCAAATTGTAGAGATACTTCCCGCCCTTTCCGGACTGCTGACATTGGAATTTCCCTTGATCCCGCCATTCTTCCAGCTTGGTTCTGCCCCAGCCAGTTGCTTCCTGTAGCTGTTTGATCGGCACCCATGTAATATTTCTGCTTGATCTGCGCTTAGCTTCTTCCATAGCTTTGATGTTGAGTGAAACCAGCTCTTCAAAGAGTTTATCTTTAAATTCTGTTCCAAATAGTTCTAGGACCATTTTTAAAATCCTTTCTATTCTTTATTTTTCTTTTGTTCTATAGCTCTTAAAATTATTTCGTGAGCTATATCTTTTGTGAGCTTTTGTAACTTAATCAAAGCTTCACTATAAGTTTCTGATTGTTCAATTAGCCAGTCAGATAACTTTATAATTTCATCTTCAAAATCCATCTCAAGACCGATGACCTTTCTATATTATTGTGTTAAGTTACTACTGACAAAAAACGATTAAATAAGACCTCTTACTCCTTATGAAAATCGTCTGTCAATTTTTATGAAAGGAGGGAATCTATGAATTACATTAATGAAATGTTGCCTAATGAAGTAAGTTTCTTGTCATATCGTTTTTCAACTTCAGGTGCAGACAGTGTTGATCCATCATCTAAACCTGTTTTGAAATTTGCTACAACAGTAGATAACGAGAAATTTATTGATTTCTTGTCAGTACATGAAAATGGTTTAGTTCTATTAGTTAAAAGTGAAGACAATGAAGTTTGGTCTAATAGAAAACCAATTTCCAATACTGTTGATGGTAAACTTGTAATTACTTTTGAAAGTGAATAATCGAATCACTAAGTTTTACAGAAGTTTTCCCATCTTTTGAACTAAGGACTTGTTTTTTAACAAGTTCTTTTTTTAATTTTATTTTCATTTATTTCTCCTTATACAATTTATTTAAGTAGAGTATTAGGAAATGATTGCTTAATTGATATCTCTTTAGGATGCTCCCGACCATTAATATAGTCGATTTGGATCAGAGTTTCAGGTACTTCGTCCTTGCTTGTCTCCCAAACAATGTTTATTCCTTGTAAACCGATATCTTCAGCTTGAAAATCAACTCCATTTAAAATAACGTGAGGTATGCTAGAATCACTGCTGATCTTAATTTCTAGATTTTCGATTTGCAATGTCTTTTTTAAAGGTTCGCTCATTTGTTTCTACCTACCCGACTAAACTCATCTGTCCATTTCGGGCTTTGATTTCTAGCTTGGTATTTGCTGATGGCTCCCAACTATCCCAATAGTCGAAAGCTTTTTCCTCGTCCTTGCGCTTCAACAAATCATAGCGAGGGATCCGGAAGTAGTCCTTGAAGTCTTTAGCGGCCTGAGAAAATACAGATTGTGCAAAATGTCGGTCACGGTATGCTTGGCTGTCTTTTCCACCGAGCAAGGCTACGACTTTCTTCTTACGTAATTTTTCCAATGCTAGACAGACCGAAGGGTTGACTGGTTGCTCATTCTTCAGATAATCAACATCAGCTGATAAGATGGACTGGCCTTCTTTCAGTTTTTTTAATTCCTGGAGCGCATGGATCATTGCGTCTTCTACCACTAACTCGGTAGGTTGAATTGTCACTTCATTCATTATTCAAATTCTCCTTCTAAAATGTTGCTTTCTTTGCGAATATCGTTCAGGTCATTGAAGAAACGAAGTCCACGACTGATAAAACTATCAAATTCGTTTCGTATGATTCCGTCTGCTTTAAGGACTTTCTCTTCGTCTGCGTAGATTAGACCACCCATACTTGCTAAAAAGTCATTTCCTTTTTGAAGTAGGCTTGTGATATTCTTGTAAGCTAAGATTTGCTTCTGTACGTTGTTGAGTTGCCCTTGCGATTCTTCAATCGCTCGTGTCAATTCATCATACTGTGCAGATTTCTTATCGACCTCTTCGCGCTGAGCCAGTGTGTCAGCAAGTTGCTTTTCGATAAATTCGGAGCGTTCTTCCATGGCTTCCACGGTTTTAGAGAGTTCCTTATTCTTTTCCAGCAATTGCCTGTTAAGGTCCTGTGTGGCCTTGTAATCGTCTGGGACGACTTCCTTGATGGTTTCCTTGACTTCGGTCTTGGAAGACTTGATTTTCTCGTTCTCAGCTCGTAGACGTTCGTTTGCCAGCTTGCTGAGGTTGAGTTTCTTCTTGACTTCCTTCAGTTCTCGTACCGTCGGATTGTCGCCATCTTCGATGCGTTGGATCTGCTCCTCTTTATCTTCGTCTGGAAGAGTTGCGATGAGGTAAAGTGCGGTACTACCTAAATTACTCAACGTTGAGTAATTTGGAAGTTCTTTTGCAATCTTCATCATTCTGTTCGCCTCTGACCAATTAAGATTGATCTTATTCAACCATTCCATAAATTTCCCATGGGCCAGATCATTCTCTTTTACATGGTTCAATCGTCTGCCGATTTCCCAAATCGACTGGCCAGCTATTTGCTTGTGATGGCTGATTTCAAGCTCTATCTGAGACAGATTGTTCGATAAACTAATTTCGTTCATTTCCTACTCCTCAAATTTTTCCCAGGACTCGTTGATTCGCAACTTCTTGTTAATACGAAGCTTCAAGTCATCACTTCCTTTTCCATCTTTGAAAAGTTGTGTGATAGCTGATGGACTAACACCCACAACAATGGCCAAGTCCGTCTGTGACCATCCACGTTTTTCAATTCGATCTTTTACAAGCTCGATCCACTTGCGATGTTGTTGGCTCATGTTTTTCCTCCTTTAGTTTTTAATAGAGTTAAAGAGTTAGTAAATTATTTTAAAAACGCTTGACAATTTTAATGTATAGTATTAAAATGAAAGCATAATTAAAAACCTTGATAAAACGTTACTTCTATCAATTCTCTTGCTCGCCAAAGCTATTTTATTTTTAGGTAAGTTTTAACTCTGTTTTTTACTAACTCATTAACTTACAAAAACTATTTTAATACTACGCATTAATTTTGTCAAGTGTTTTAATGTGAAATATTAAATATTTTTTGTCATAATCTCAGAAAGGTTGAAAAATCAATGTTTCAGACATTTGACAGAATTAAAGAACTTGCCCAAAAGCAAGGACTTTCAATAAATTTATTGGAAGAAAAACTAGGTTATAGTAGGAATACTATTTATAATCTAAAAAATTCTAAACCGTCTACTGAACGAATTTCAGAAATCGCAGATTACTTCAACGTGTCCACCGACTACCTCTTGGGACGCACAGATAATCCAAATATAGCGACAAACGGTGATGCTTCTGCACCGCTTGACCTTCGAGACATTGCTGCGCAATCTATGTTGTTCGATGGTAAACCACTTACTGAAGAAGATATTGATTTTATTACAGCGGTCTTGGAGGCACACTTAAAAAATAAATAGAGGTGCATTTATGACTGTAAAAGAGCTTTGCGCCCAAGAGGGTGTAAACCTATGCTACTTTGACGGAAGTGATTGGCATAGTCCTGGTTTCTTTAATCCTACTTTGAACATTTTAGCGTTAGATATTAATTTATCAGTTGAAGATCAAAAGCAAGTTGCTTTGCACGAATTGGGTCACAAAGAGCATACTCCTGCTCAATATGAGCTAAACAGGGAATACTGCGAATTGCAGGCTGACAGGAGTATGATTCATCATTTGCTTGAAGAAGAATTAAAGCTAATGGATGATATTAGGGATTTTAATTATCTTCATTTTATGGAAAAATACAGTCTGAAGACCATCGCAAATGAAATGATGGTTAAAGACGAGTTTAATTCACTAATTAGTTAAAGTTGTATACATTAGAAAAATGATGATCTTTTTTTCTAATATAACTATCCAAGATCTCATATTGAAGAAAGTAAAAAAAGTGAGAAAGGAGGAATAACGGTTGAAACAGAAGATACATTTGTTTATTGATGATTCAGGTAGATTAGAAAATAACTCAAATTATTTTATATATGCTGGCCATTGTTTCATAGGAGATGATGCTAAAAATAAAGCCAAAGGACGTTATAAAAAACTTGTCTCGAAAATTAAAGAAGTAAAAGAGTTTGATTTTGAATTGAAAGCCTCAAATCTTACAGATTTTAATGATAGATATTCATTGTTCAAAATTTTAAAATTTGAACTCAGCTTTTCGGTGGCAATCAAAATTTCGAACTTAAAAAGTTATATTTTAGCAGATAAAAAATCGAGACAACGCTTTAAAGATTACGCACTACGACGTATTGTTAAGAAACTTTTCCAATCTCTTATAGATCAAGGTTTGGTTGATCCTGAACAGGAAATCGAACTCCACGTCAATATTGATCAACAAGGATTTGCCACGAACGGATTATACGGACTCGGGGATGGCATTTTTGAGGAACTACACGAAGGTATCCACAATTTTAATTATGGAACTTTTTACCCACCCATACTTACAGGAGATTTTAATGTTCTAACTAGGTCATGTGTGTCAGAGAATGATTACCTAATTCAAGCAGCCGACATTCTAGCGAATAGAATTTGGAATTCATATGTTCAAAACAACGTTTCATTACGAACTATACCTAAACATATACATCTATGGCTACCTTAATTTTTAAAAAAACGTCAACTAATTAGTTGACATAAGACCTTGCAGTGTTGTAAAATATGTATACAGGTTGAGAAAACACTGTCAAATCAAACAGTTAAGAGATTGATTAATTAAGCGTATGTGAAGTACGTCTCCCTGTTTGGAAAAGGTCTTGTTCAAAGAACAAGATCTTTTTTTATTTCAAAATTTTATCAACCAAAAATCCCCACACTCGCCCCGACCAAAGTTTGAGTGTGAGGATTTCGTTAAAGTAGATAAAAATTGACTGATAGAAGGTCTCTTTTTATGTACTCATTTTACCAAGAAATGAGGTATAAATCAATGGAAATCAAGTCTTATAAAAAGAAAAATGGAGAAACAGCTTACGGATTCCGGATTTACGTAGGTAAGGAAAATGGCAAAGACAAATACGTAAAGCGTCAAGGATTTCCAAGCAAAGCAAAGGCACGGGCAGCACTCTTACAACTTCAGGACGATTTGGAAAATGGGGAGCAAACAAAAAAAGATATCACAGTTGAGGAAATCGCAAAGAAATGGCTCAAAGAGTATGCTGACACTGTTCAGGATAGCACCTACATCAAGACTGAAAGAAATATCAAGAATCACATTTATCCTGTCTTTGGTGGTCAAAAAATAGCTTCTATCACTCCTCTTCAGCTACAGGAACAGATCAATGAGTGGTCCAGAAAATTAGTGTATGGGCGCAAGCTAAAAGGGTTAATGAATAATATTTTTAAATATGCCATCCGTTATGGCTATATTTCAGCCAATCCTGTTGATAGCGTGACCACACTTGTCAAAAAAGAGAGTGATTCTTCTAGTGATTTCTATGATAAAGATGAGCTAAAAGCATTCATGAAATTAGTGGATGACACGGATGATTTGAGAAAGAAAGTCATGTTCCGTCTTCTTGCGTTCACAGGAGCCAGAAAAGGGGAGATTTTGGCCCTCAAATGGACTGACTGGATAGATAATACCTTGAACATAAATAAGGCCATTACAAGAGGATTTGAGGGCGAATCTGTGGGGGCTACTAAAAACAAGAGTAGTGTCCGACTGATTAGCCTTGATCAAAGGACAATTGATCTGCTATCAGAGTACAGAGAAATGAATCCTACTACCGCTTTCATTTTTGAAAGCCCTGAAGGAAAGCCAATTCCAAGTTCACTACCAAGAAAATGGCTTTTGCAGATCGTCAAAGGGACTGAGGTCAGACCTATCAAGATACACGGTTTTAGACATACACATGCCAGCTTGTGTTTTGAGGCAGGAATGACATTGAAGCAGGTCCAGCATCGACTAGGACACAGTGATCTCAAGACAACCATGAATGTCTACACACATATCACCAAGCAAGCCAAGGATGATATTGGTGAGAAATTTGCTAATTATATAGATTTTTAAACCCATCAGCTATCAGGACAGGCCCTTTTTCAAAAAAGGGTCTGTTTTTGGGTCTGTTCATTTCAAAAAGGTATGGGAAAGAATAGAAAATATAAAAATAAAAAACGTTGGAATATCAACGTTTTAAGAAGTTTTAATAAGTTTCAAAAAGTATATATGGAGCCGGTGGGAGTCGAACCCACGTCCAAACACCTGCCAGCATATTTGTCTACAACCATAGGTTATGTCTTA